ATCCTCTGCCTACGGTGATTTTAGCACCCGTAACATAGGTTTGATTGCTCACATGGCATACGAATGGTGTCAGAGACTAGGTGATATGCGTATGCTTGTATGGGATAACATCGACTTTGAAACACAGACTGTTCACATTGAACAATCGAAGCGTCATGCTGATGTTCATCTGCCTATTGAAGATGATTTGTTTGAGATGTTGAAGCAGCAGGAACAAGACTTTGGCTTTCAAAAGTATGTTGCACCTCGTCCATATGCCATACAAGGTGAGTACAGACCATACTCATTACAAAAACTACCCTTGTACGGCAGGGCATTAATGGATTCAGCAGGTTTATCTAAAGAACTAAGACTGTCTGACTTACGAAGAACAGGTACTACTGAAATGGTTGAAGCAGGTGTCGGTATGGGACAAATTATGGCGGTTACAGGACACGCTAATCCTAGTTCTGTAAAACCTTACATGAAAAATACACGTAAGAGTGCAGAATTGGCCTTGACAGCACGTAAGAACTCGTGATATAAGCATTTAACTGCCGCAAAGGAAAGTGATATACATATGAATATATATAATATAGTAAGTGATTTAGATATACCTAATGGTCATACTAAGAGGATGGCTTGCCCTAACTGTGGTAAGCGTACCTTTACTGTGACTAATAACATGGGTAGCTTGGTATGGAACTGCTATCGTATGTCATGTGGTGTGAAGGGTGGTACTCGTGTTCACCTTACAGTTGATGACATCAAGGCTGGCATGGGTAATGCCCAAGAGTTTGCAGATGAGACCATACCTTTTGAATTACCTACGTACATCGTACCTAATCGTGACAATACACACATGAACAGGTGGTGTGATACGTGGGGATTAGATATAGATGAGTTGGGTTTGATGTATGATGTGAAGGAAAGCCGTGTGGTATTCCCTATCATGCACCAAGGTAAGATGGTAGATGGTACAGGCAGGTCATTGTCTGGGCATCGTCTACCTAAATGGAAACGATATGGAAAAAGTGGCTTGCCTTTTACCTCTGGGTGTGGTAAAGTCGCAATAGTTGTTGAGGACTGTGTAAGTGCAGCCGTTGTTGGTTACGGTAACTTTGTCGGGGTTGCGCTTCTTGGAACATCTCTGCAAGAATCGCATAAAAGGTATCTTGCACAGTTCTCGACAGCAGTAATAGCGTTAGACCCCGATGCGCTACCAAAGACTTTGCTAATGGCAAAGGAACTAAGAGGATACGTAAACGATGTTCGTGTCCTTCGACTGACTGATGACTTGAAATATCGTAACCCGACAGATATGGAGAATGTAAATGGAATTATCACTGATTAGAAGTTTGATGGACAAGGAGTTCTACGATGACCATCGTGGTTCTAAGTGTCCTGACCGCTTGTTCAGTAGTGATGTGCGTAAGATAAAGAAGTCTATCGACACAGCTATGGACAGGTATGAGCGTACTTTATTGCCAGATGAGATTGAGGCATTGTTTATGTCCGACAATCCTACCCTGACTACATCGCAGAAGTCATCGTACTCTAGTCTGTTTGGGCAGATTAAACGAGAGCAGCCGTTGGGTAGTGACATAGCACAAGAGGTGTTATCTAAACTATTTCAACAGGTTATCGGAGAGGACGTGGCTAACATTGGATTTGATATGGTCAATGGTGATTCAGCTACGCTTGAGAAGCTACGCAATTTGCTTGAGCGTTACGGTGATGACTTCATTCCTAATCTCAACATTGAGTGGGATGACATCACGATTGAGACACTCATGGCGAAGGCTGAGTTGGAAGCTAAGTGGGCATTCAACATACCATCTGTCACTCGTAAGATTGAGGGCGTTAGTGGTGGTCAGCTTATTGAGGTAGGTGCTAGACCTAATACAGGTAAGACATCCTTTCATGCCAGCTTGATTGCTGGGCCGAATGGCTTTGCTTCACAGGGTGCTAAGTGTATCATCTTATGTAACGAAGAGCCTACCCACCGTGTTGGTGCTAGGTACTTGACTGCCGCTGCTGGTATGACAGCACATGAAGTACGAGACAACTTTGCTAAAGCTAAGTCTATGTATGAACCAGTGATGAACAACATCAGGATTAAGAATGCTGATGGACGTGACATGGCATGGGTAGAGTCAATATGTAAGACCTTCAAGCCTGACATAGTTGTACTGGACATGGGTGATAAGTTTGGTGTCGAGGGTAGCTTTGCCAGAGAAGACCAAGCACTTGCTGCTTGTGCTATCTATGCAAGACAGATTGCTAAGACCTATGACTGTGCTGTGTTCTATATGTCACAGCTATCTGCTGATGCAGAGGGTAGGTCACAGCTTAATCAATCCATGATGCAGGGTAGTCGTACAGGTAAGGCTGCTGAAGCTGACCTTATGATACTGATTGGTAAGTCACCTAGTGTAGAAGGACAGGAAGAAGATAGTCCACTACGTCATATCAACATCGTCAAGAACAAGTTGAATGGCTGGCATGGCATGGTTAATGTTGACCTCAACTATCAGACAGCGAGGTATGAAGGATGACACACAGCGATAAAGATTGTATATGTGACGGAGAAGACATTGAGTACAGAAAGTCAGATATACCAGATTTAGAGTGGCTATTAATACAGGCAGAAAAAGCTGCCAAGCAGTGTGATAAGGACAATGACCACAAGTTGCAATATTCTAACAGACATAGAAGAGAAGCGCAGAGAATACGAAAACTAATAGAGTTAATACAGCTTTGTGGTGTAGTAGAAGACTATGATTATGGATTAGCACTCGTTAATAGAAAGTTTATTGTTAGTCTTGCTGACAACAATTGGAGAATACTAGGAAAAAACAAATGGTATAGACACAAGAATGACTTAAAGCATTTTGTTGATAACTACGTATATAAGGAGTGGAATAATGAAATTAACGCTTGACGTAGAGAACACTGTCACACACCGTGGTGGTAAGATGCACCTAGACCCCTTTGAGCCTAACAACTCCTTGACTATGGTAGGTATGCTTAGTGACACAGGAGTACAGCGCATCGTTACCTTTGACCATAGTGAGGTTGAAGCAGATGACTTTGGACATACAATTGTTCAAGAGTGGTTAGACAAAGCTACTGTACTCATATGTCATAACGTGGCACATGATTTGTTATGGTTATGGGAGTCAGGGTTCAAGTATGATGGTGCAGTGTTTGATACTATGCTTGTTGAGTATGTCTTGCAGCGTGGCATCAAAGAACCTCTATCATTAGAGGCTTGTGCAGAACGCTATGAGCTAGATACTAAGAAGCAGGATACCTTGAAGGAGTACTTCAAGAAGGGCTACAGCACACGAGACATACCATACAACGAGTTGTGTGAGTATCTATCTGCTGACCTCAATGCTACTCAGCAGCTTGCTGACAAGCTATGGTATAGACTTAACACACCAGCAGATGCTGGCTTGTTGTCTACTGTAAGGCTAACTAACCGTGTAGCTAAATGCCTGACTAAGATATATCAGACAGGCTTTGCCGTTGACTTGACTAAGCTAGAAGAAGTACGCAGTGAGTTTGAACAGGAGAAGCAGGTGCTTACTACTGACTTACAGGCTCATGTTCGTAAGCTGATGGGTGACACACCTATCAATCTTAACAGCCCAGAGCAATTGTCTTGGGTCATCTATAGCCGTAAGGTTATTGACAAACCATATTGGGGTAACGCTATTGACCCATACATGGCTGACGCAGACTTCCGCAGCTTGATTGCTGGTGGTACTAAGCGTATATACAAGACAGTAGCAAACCAATGCCGTGAGTGTAATGGCTCTGGTCAGATACGAAAGGTAAAGAAAGATGGAACACCATTTGCTAGACCCACAGGTTGTAAGAACTGTGATGGGCGGGGTTATCTGCTTGTACCTACTGTGGATGTGGCAGGACTAAAGTTCAAACCACCAGCATCTAAGTGGGCAAGTGCCAACGGTTTCTCTACCAGCAAGCAGAACCTAGAGTTGCTTGAGGCTGGTGCTAAGTCACGAGGTATGCCTGACGCAGTTGACTTCTTATCTAAGGTACGCAGACTATCCGCTGTGGATACGTACCTATCATCCTTTGTTGATGGCATACGGTTACACACTAAGCAGGATGGATTACTACACGTTAGGTTACTACAGCATCGCACTGCTACTGGCAGGTTCTCAGGTGCTAATCCTAATATGCAGAATATGCCTCGTGGCGGCACGTTTCCTGTTAAGAAAGTATTTGTGTCACGATTTGAAGGTGGTATGATACTTGAGGCTGACTTTGCACAGCTTGAGTTTCGTACTGCCGCTTACTTATCACAGGACGAGGTAGCAATTGAAGAAGTATCTACTGGATTTGATGTACACGCATACACCGCTAAAGTTATTAGTGATGCTGGTCAGCCTACGAGTAGACAGGATGCGAAAGCACATACGTTTGCTCCACTCTACGGCGCAACAGGATACGGCAGAAGCAAAGCTGAAGCAGCCTACTACAAGCACTTCACAGAAAAGTACGAAGGAGTCGCAGCTTGGCACTCCAGACTGGCTAAAGAAGCTGTGACTACACAAAAGATAACCACGCCCAGTGGTAGAGAGTTTGCGTTCCCTGATGTGGTACGTAAATCTACAGGGCGTGTCTCTCACTTTACACAGATAAAGAATTACCCTGTGCAATCATTCGCTACTGCAGATATTGTGCCTATTGCATTACTGCACATAGATGAGTTGCTAAAGGGTATGAAATCATGTATAGTGAATACAGTGCATGACAGTATTGTTATTGACGTACACCCTGACGAAGAAGCGCAGGTTATCAACGTCATAGATAGTACTAATGATGCACTACCTGAACTCATCACTACTAGGTGGGGGATGGACTTCAACGTGCCTTTATTATTAGAGGCAAAGATAGGACCGAATTGGCTTGACACCAAGGACATATCCTGATATAACTATAGAACTTTACATCTGAAAAGGAGATAACTACATGACTGAACTTACAACAATTGATACGAACAACTACGCTGAGATGGCTAAGGCTATGGGCATGGCTAATGAAGCTGCTACTACTAAGAAGCAGGGAATGTTTTTAGCTAGGCTACGCCTCAACCACTCACCTATACTAGGTGCTGAGTCCATCCTAGTTAAGGCTGGCACATACAAGCTAGAAATACCTGATGGCCCTACCTACTACGCTGAATCCGCAATCATGCGTCCATTCATGCAACGCTTCATGTACAAGAAGTTTGTTATGGGTTCTCCGGGTACACCTAATCGTTACGTCAAGACTGTTATGGCTGATTCGCTTAACATGGACTTGAAAGATAATGATGGTGGCTTTAACTGTGGCAAACCTGCTGGCTGGATTGAAGACTACAACTCACTACCTGACTCTACTAAAGAATTAATTAGGTCAATCAAGCGTGTACGAGTAGTGCTTGGTAATGTCGAGTTGATTAAGCCTAAAGATGTCAACGGTAATCCTGTTGACGTAGACACTACCCAGTTTATCTGGGAAGTTGAGAACCGTGATGCGTTCAAGACTATCGGTGGTGTGTTCACTAAGCTGGCTAAGATGAAGCGTCTACCAGTGCAGCATAGCGTTACATTGAACAGTGAAGAGCGTAAGCTACCTAATGGTAACAGCTTCTTCCTACCACTAGCAGCTATGGATGTTACCAGTACTGTTGAGTTATCTCAGGATGACCAAGATAAGTTTGGTGACTTCATGGGTTGGGTTCAGAACTACAATGAGTACATCATCAATGCTTATGCAGAGAAAGCTACAAGCAAACATGATGAGGATTTAGATGACTTAAATCTTGATGACATTGTAGACCTTGAACTTGAAGATGAGGTAGCGTAATGAACCATCCTGCTGAACTGGCGTTACATCAGTACATGGATACTGCTGTCAAAGGCACGTCCACTATGTCAGATGCTACCATTAATCAGGTAGCTACCGATATAAAAGATGCACTGAAACGTCAGTTTGGTGGGGGAAACAAGCGAGGTGACTTCAGGATTCGTATGTCTAATGTTGGCAGACCTACTTGCCAACTATGGTATGAGAAGAACAAACCTGAAGTTGCCTTGCCTTTCCCTACCACATTCATAATGAACATGATGCTTGGAGACATCGTTGAAGCTGTCTTCAAGGGAGTACTGAAAGAAGCAGGAGTTAGGTATGAAGATTCTGAAACGGTTCACCTTGATATTGGTGACGATAGCATTCGTGGCTCATATGATATTGTCATTAACGATGCTGTCGATGATATTAAATCAGCTTCAGACTGGTCATATAGAAACAAATTTGAATCCTATGATACTCTTGCCAGCGGTGATGGGTTTGGCTACGTAGGACAGTTAGCTGGCTACGCTAAAGCATCAGGCAAGAAGGTCGGTGGCTGGTGGGTAGTGAACAAAGCTAATGGTTCATTCAAGTATGTACCAGCTACAGGTCTTGACCTTGATAAAGAGATTAAGAAGATTGAGAAGACAGTAGCAACAGTGAAGGAGAACAAATTTGAAAGATGTTTTCAACCAGTACCAGAAAAGTTTAGAGGTACGGAGACAGGCAACAAAGTACTTAATGATGGCTGCAGGTTTTGTAACTATCGTTTTAATTGTTGGCCTACTCTAACAGAACTACCTGCTGTTAAGTCACAGGCAAAGAACCCACCTATTGTATC